TCAATTAACTACCGATGAAATGCCTAGTCATAGCCATGATGTCAATTTCGTAACTGGGGGTATTGGCGGTGCTGGACGTCCTGCAACCGATAGCGCTAGGTTGGGTAGTGATATGCACGGTCTCACCCACTCGGCAAGCCCCTGCGATAAAAAATCTTGTGTCATGTACTATACTGGCATCAACACTAAAAATATCTCTGGCAGATTTGACACTATCAAGCGCGGTATAAATCTCTTGATGTTGTTGTACGCTTACACGCCCAGATGTGATGCCCACTGTAAAAGTAAAAGGTTTGCCTTTGGGTGATAGCTCATGCCATGCTGTTAAATTATGCCCCAAACCAAGATTGTTCATCGCCTGGCTTAGGGTTGACTGTGTACCACGTTGTTCGTTGAATGTGCGTGCATTTTTGATAACTTGGCGTTTGGTCTGCTCAGACCAATCACCGCTCCAATACTCAACCCGCCTTGCCCAAGCAAGCCACGGCAAAAATGGTACGGGGCACGTATCAGCATCTATTAGTTGATAAAACATCACGGGGATATCACGTATCCGCATGGCTTGATGCTCAATTAGTTTTTCAAGTTGTGTGCTATTTTTTGGTAGCAAGGACTGGTCAAGATAAGCCTCTGCGGTATCATCAAAGGTGGGCATATTAGACATCTCTATACTCCACAGCACCTAGCATTACGCCTGTGCAATTTGCATACTTGCCCTTTGGCAGATTAATATCAGTCAACGGAGCTAATAGCTTGACGCGTTGGACGCCTGCTTGATGTAGTGCATGATGCAATCCACTGATGGTCACGTCATAGCCAAGGTAACGTACCTTCTCCAAGTACTTATCTAATTCAGCTTTGGCAGTTGCCATCACTACATCTTTATCGGGACCTGGATAAAGGGTCAATTCTGCTTGCACATCGAAACCAAAAGGCTGCCCGCTGGCAATACGCACTTGGTCAGTAAATGGCTTTCGATTCGGATTGTCGACGGCTTGACGCACCTTCTCTTTAAGTATGTCAGATGCGACAAGTTCACTATGGCTTTGCACATAAACGGTTACTACGCCAGCGGTAGCGGTCACTACGCTGATATCTCGCACATCGCCATCGGAAGATAATGCCCAAAACATATAAGCCCCTTCACTCCCTGCAGAGGCGCGTTCAGGTTCTAGCTGAATACGTCGGCGAAACGCATCATCTGATTCGTAGATATCTGGCATCGGTGGAACGGCATTTGGATTGCCTTGTTTAACTAGCAAACGACTGACATTGACCGCTGATGCCAGATGGTCAAGTGTCGTACCTGTGGCGTATGCCAATAGCATGGCTTTTGCGGTTTGGTTGACCTGATTGGTCTTGAGCATATGCAAGTAAGCCACGGATTCTAATAGCTTGGTCAGCGGGTCACTCTCGAGGCTCAATGCGTCAGTAAGTGATGGATCACGGCTGATAAGGTCAGCCTTGATAGCTGCCAACATATTTTCATAGTCAATCGGGATTAAAACATCAGGAGCTGGTAATCCAGATAAGTCAATACGGCTCATAGACTGGCTCCCAGTGATAAAAAATCACGGTGATTGGTCTTGGTAGTGACCAATTCATAGTCAATCTGCAAGGTGGCTTTGCCGTCCATCGATGGGATGATATTAATAGCCGTAGGCTTGACACGTTTTTCCCAGCGCATAATGGCATGGATGATTGCGGCACGAAGTTGCATTACAAGACGGGGTGATGCGGGTTGGTCAATCAAAAAAGGCACAAGCGACCCATAATCACGACGCATGACACGGCTACCAATCGGCGTTGTCACAATATCTTTTAGACTTTGTAAAATATGCCCATCTTCGGATAATGGCTTGCCTGTGGTGCGGTTCATGCCTTGGACGTTCATCACGGTGCGACTGGTAGGATTAAGCATTCACGCCCCCTGTTGATGACCTGCCACTTTGGACATTTTTGTGGGTGTGGTCTTTGTAGGGTATGCCGTTGATGATTAACTCAGCGTCAATAACAGCACGATTGGCAGATAAATTAAAATCGTTAGCATGGATATGAGCATTGTGGCAATCAATAGTGACCACATCGCTACGAATAGCAGTTTTTGAATCATTGGGTAAGTCGATGGTTAATTGATGGGTGGCATGGTTATATGAAAACATTGCACCATCATCACAGTGCATAGCCACAGTAGCAGCATCGGCGGTGGGGTTGGGCTGGTTATCATAAGCAAAACTCCCTAGCACAAGGGCTGTTTCCAATTCACCTGTTTCGCTGATTAGGTAGACTTGTTCACCAACATGGGGCGGATTCCACACCTTAACTTTACCCATACGCACACTGCCAAACGGTAGCCAGTCAGTAACAAGGCTGTCGATCTGCACACGGCAAACGGCATTGGCATAGTCAACTTCGGTGACGATGCCACGGTTGACCATGTTATTCATGCGTCTTTCGTTTTCTGGGCTAAGGCTTGACATAGACAGCTATCGGTGAAATTTATTGATAGCATATCGTGATAGATTTTTGAGTAAATTTGCATACTTAAAATGCGTAAAAGTAGAGTTTTACGCAAAATATATAGCGTCAGTCATTTGCCAAAATCATATTGCGAAAGGCAGTTTCAATTAGCCGTTCATCATCGTCATTAATGCCTAATAGGGTACGGACTGGATACGGGTATTTACGACTGCCTGGGCGAATCTCTGATAATTGCCCTTCTTGGTGAATACGGGCGATGCGCCCTGCGTTGCCACCAAAGCCGATTGCAACTTGGCTATCAGTCGGCTTGACTTGGAAGTGGCGGGCGTTGGTAATCTCCCGAAACATGGGATTATTTTTAGCTTGCAAGGGTGCAACAAAGGCGTTTCCGTCGGCATCAGACTGGGCGGCAGTGCGGGATTGATTGGCTTTACGTAGCTCGATACCGATTTTACGGGCAACTTGGCGACGCTTGGCAGGTGACATTGTTTCGGCAATACCACGCACCCATAGTGGCAGTTGGGCTAAATCGTTGGTCATCGTTTAAGTAAGTCTTTTAACAATGGGTTAAGGTGTGGGTTGTCTGGGATAATGGGGCAAACGTCCACGGCATAATCGCCTTTATCGTCAATCGCCACGACGATAGATTCTTGCAAATCGACGGTAAAAACCACGGTGGTACTGGCATTGCTTAGGACGTATGAGGCAAAGGCAATCGGCGATTTGCTGTTGGGTGGTAAAGGGTCTTGGTTGTGTTGATACCAATCAAGCAGGGGGATAATAATATAATTGGGGTCAAGGCTTTCGGGGTAGTCGTCAATCTCTATTACGGCTGTGTATTGCTGGCGATGGCTCAATGACTGCCCCGACCATACAACACTGCCCTTCTCGACCGTCAAAATCAGACGGTCGGGATTATCGGCTAGGTACTGCACCTTGGCTAGGATATGCTCACGCAAAGACCCAATTAGTTTCATGCATTCCTTACCTTGTTCATATAGGCGTATTTATTATTGGCACGTGCCATTTTGACATGATAGTTATTTTTACGGTAATCTGGTCCATTGTAAGTCAAGGCAAATAAATCAAAGTCTTTGGCACGAATAGCATTGAGCAAGGTTTTATTTGCCTGAATAAATTTAACAAAGATTTCAAGTTGCTGACTTTCACTCTCGGACATCGCCATAACAAAATCGACCACAGATGCAAAACCTAGGGCCTTCCAATGGTAGCCCATAATCTGGAACATTCCCCAACTGGCAGATTCTAAACCAATATTTTTGTCAATTTTTCGGGCTTTTTCAATTCGTCGATGTTCTGCCTCATCGCCAATATATCCGCCTGATTTTGGATTGATAACATCAGGGTATTGATTGACCATTGAAATCACTTTCTCATAGCCATATTTGTCTTTATATCGGCGATACATGACATGACGTTCAAACAATACGGTGGGTCGCCATTCCCCTGCATGATCATCATATAAAAATCCACCTTTTGGGCTTTCAACTTCGGCAACGGCTCGGATGGCAGATACATCACACCGCAATGTCTTGGCGGCTTGAATATAGTCTTGTTCAGTTAAGGTCGTTGGTTTTGGTGCTGTCATACTATGCCCCTGCGTTCTTTAAAGCGGTGATATAAATGCCGTAATGTGTCCAAAAGCGTTTGGCTTTGATATAGACAATGACGGATGATGCTGCAAGTAATACCCGAAAGATGGGTAAGGCAAAAATTCCTCGGGTGCCATCATATTCATCATAAATGACTGATACACATGACAGCATCAGCATGAATACAGTGACCGTAATAATCCAGCCAAATTGACGGTGATACTTGATAATCGATAACGCACAAACAATGGCGATAACGGCAACCGATAAAACATTGATAAGGTTAATGAAGGTCATCGCTCTGCTCCTGCTCCTTTGCATTCATAGTTGGGAAAAACTTGTCGATGTAGTGATTGAATAAGGGAATAATACGGTTATTAAGTACGCTTAATGCGGGTAAAATTAGTTCACGACATACCAATCCAAACGCCATTGCATAGCCCACGGAAAATTTGCCATTACTCAGATAATCAGCTGCTAATGGGGCTAGTACCAACGAAAAAACGATACCACTTATGGCATTTTGGGCACGGGCTAATAATGGTTCGTTGCGTATCATCAAAAGTCGTAATAACGCCCCTGCAATTGCCCCATAAATTACTGGTAAGTTGGCAATAAGCCAATGTAAATGTTGGTTACCTAATTCATCAATATTCATTATCAATCCCATAGCTGAATGATTGACAGTGTCTGTACGGGCTTGGCTATCGGCAGTACGATGGTCACGCCTGATTCTAAGACTGCCGTGTTTTTTAAGTGTGGGTTGAGTGCCATAACTTGTTCAGTAATAGCACTGGTATAGCCGAAATAACGCTGGCAAATCATGTCGATGGTATCGCCTTGTTTACTAATGACTTGGTGTGTATCGCTCATATCAGTTCTACCACCATAAAACCCGAATCATCTGGGTCATCATTACCCAAAATCAGATTGATGGCGTGGCGGACGTCACGACGATAGGCATCAATCTGTGGGGTGAGTAGGTCGCCCCGCTTGGTACTGTCACTGGTACTGTCAAAGTCACGGTAATGTTCTGTTAGGCTTGCCCTTGCTTCATTCCATACAGCTGTTTTATATAAAAAAACATGGTTAGTTTTAAAAGCTCCATCTTGATCTGCCAGTGTTTTAATAATTGGAGAGGGATAAAACGGTTGTATAGATCTTAACTCACGGTTAATTTTGGCCATTGCGAATAACAAGGCTTGTTTCATCCGCTCGGGGGTCACACTGCCATCCAGTCGTGATGCATCAGCAAATTCCTTGGTCGATAGGTCAGGGAAAAACGGGTGAAGGTTTTTTACATTGGTATCGATGACAGGGCTGGTGGCAGAAAATCCCATGAGTAATTGACCTATTTTTTATGTTTTGCTTTGGTACGGCGGTTATTGCGTGGATTATGTCTTAATGTGACCACACCTGTTGCCGTTGGATTGTTCCACTTCATCATATGGGGCGAAACGGTAGTGGCTGATAAGATTGCCGCTGCTAGGGATGTTGGGTGGATGCTCATTGGTTATCCTTAAATTGAGGCGGTGGTCAAGCATCAGACTATTAAAAACAGCGTCAGCTTGAGCCGCCTCGACGGTCGGGCTACGACATGGTTTCGGATTCTGAATCATCATCATCCGATGTTTGGTTAAGTAGTTTTTCAAGACGTTTGATTGAGCCTTTTACGCCTGATTTGGCATCATGCTGTAACGCGATTTTGTAAGATGCCAGCGCGGTCGCTGGATCAGCTTCTTCGGTCAGCTCACCGATGATTTTGGCAAGTTTGGCACGCACTTGGTCAGGTACGTCCTGGTCAGCGGTCATGGTTGATGCCCGTAATACCTGCCCTTCATCAAATGGCTGTTCTGCCTGCATGAGACGTTTGGCAGTGTCAGCCACTTCTTCAGCAACTACAGTCGCTAAAGTCCGCTGATGATTATCAGGCATCGTTAATCGGTGCTTTAAAGCATAGTCAGCGATATCTAAGCCTCGTTCAAAATTGCCCACGTCAATATGCCATAGCATTAAGGTGGTCAATAAGGGGTCGGACTTGCCTGTGCCTGTGGACAAGGTGGCATTAATCCAGTCATCATAATGCGGTAGTAATTCAGATTTCTTGGCGATTTTGCCAAGAATTGACTGAATGCTATGCAAGGTGCGACGGTCTTCAACGAGTTTAAGATTGAGCATATCGTAATTGCTGCCAAACCCTTCAGAAGTTGGTTTGGCAACTTCTGATTGAGCAATGACGGATTGTTTGTGTTTTTTGGCTAAACTATCGTACATTGGTTAGCCCCTTAGATTACAAGCTGGATATTTTCAATCAGGCAACCTGCTTCGTAGTTTTCGACCACAAACGCATCATTAGATGACTCGTAGTTAGTGACACGATCATATTCTGGTTCATCACGCACCAAACGACGACGTGCAGATTCTTGGTAGTAAATTGACAAATTTTCTAGTGGCTGGATAAATATGGCGTTTTCAGCCAAGTAAGGTACCGTCATTGACTGGACGCCACCAATGCGGTCCATACCTAAAATAGTATTGACAGCTAAAATCTCACTGGGTACAGAATTGCTGTTGAGCATTGGGAAATGTCGATTGGTGA